GTAAAATTACTAGTCTTAAAACACCTTGGAATAAATTTAATGATGCTATTGCTGATGGAATAGAATGGAACTCAACCACAGTAATAGGTGCTAGACCAGGTACTGGTAAGACACTAATAAAAGATCAGATTATCAGAGAGTCTTTTAACCTTAATCCTAATCAAAATTTTAGAGTACTAGAATTTAGTTTAGAAATGGTTGGAAGAGTATCAGCAATGAGATCTTTCTCAGCTTTTGTTGGTAGACCTTACAAGTATTTATGTAGCGCAGATGGTAAAATTACAAACGAAGATCTAGTAAAATGTTTTGATTATGCTAAAACCATGACCAAATATCCAATAGATATAGTAGAAGAATCACTTACTGTTAATGAGTTCCGTGAAACAATTGCTGAGTATATGGAATCCCATTCGACTCAAATAAAAGATGAGAAAGGAAATCTATTTCGGCAATATATCAACACAATTATCACTCTTGACCACTCTTTATTAATTAACAAAGCATCATTCGAAAAAGATAAACACGAAACACTATTTGCACTCGGAGAAGCACTCACAGCACTCAAAAGAAAATATCCAATAGCTTTCATCATTCTTAGTCAGCTTAATAGAAATATGGATAAACCTGAAAGAAATGAAGATGGAAAATATGGAAATTATATTTTAGATTCTGATATCTATGGAGCTGATGCTTTATTACAACATGCCGACACTGTTGTAGGAGTTAATAGACCAGGTAAACAAAAGATAAAATATTATGGACCTGATCGCTATATCATTGAAGATATAAATACTCTAGTATTTCATTTTCTAAAAGCTAGAAATGGAGATACAAGATTGAGTTTTATGAAAGCAGAGTTTGATAGAATGAAAGTTAGCGAAATGGATACACCACCAACACAAGAAAAAAGAATAGTAACAAATGTAAAAGTATAATTATGAGTTTAAGTCCTGAAGAAAGAAGGGAAAGATTAAAAGCCCTTAAAGATTTTCATCAAGAAACTTTCAAATCATTAGGTATTGCAGATCCTAATTTTATTCCAAAACTTGCGTATAAATATCCTGGAGTCACTGAAAAACACGTAGGATTTTTTCCTAGTGAAATAGGTAAAGGTATGGATATCTATACTGAGTTAACTTCATCAGATCTTTTACCAGAAGATCCAGAAAGAACTCTTTATAAATGGAGATTTAATCCCAATTATCAAGAAGAATATGAAGCTTTGGAAAAAGATTCTACAATAAGATATATGATACCAGTATCAGAATTAATCTTAGTAAAGAATAATGCACCTGAAATAATTATTGATCAAAAGTATAAAGAACAAAGTAAAATTAAAGAATTTAGTTTTTCTAATGATGATCAAGATGCTCCTATGAGTGAGATTACAATAAGAGATTATGCAGCTATTATGTGGAAAAAACCAATTAGCAATAAAAATTGGCTAAATAATTTAATCAATAAATCATGAGTGAAAAAGAAAAAAAACGGGTAATAGAATTACCAAAAGCAAAGATATTGGCTTCTCAAAAAAGTCCATCTAATCTTATTATATTCTCCAAGCCAAAAGTTGGTAAAACAAGTTTATTTTCTCAACTTGATAATTGTTTAATAATGGATCTTGAAAAAGGAACCAAATATTTAGACGCACTCAAGATAGAAATTAATAGTTGGGAAGATATAAGAGATTATGGAGAAGAAATCAAAGCAAATGGAAATCCATATAAATATATTGCAGTAGATACTATTACTGCTTTAGAAGAAATGTGTCTTCCTTATGCTGAAAAGTTATATCAAGCTACACCGATGGGAAAGAATTGGCTTACCGAGGGAAAACCTAAGTATGGAACAATACTTAATATGCCAAATGGAGGAGGATATCCTTGGTTAAGAGAAGCTTTTACTAAGATTATTGAGTATATTAAAACATTAGCTCCAAGAATAATTCTAATAGGACATATTAAAGATGTATTATTAGAAAAAAATGGAACTGATTTTAATAGTATGGATCTGGATCTAACAGGTAAACTTAAAAGAATTACTAGCTCTCAATCTGATGCTATTGGTTATCTTTACAGAAAAGGTGATCAAAATATTTTAAGTTTTAAAACTACAGATGAAGTATCTTGTGGAGCAAGACCAGAACATTTACGGAACAAAGAAATTGTTGTCTCTGAGATGACAGATGAAGGATTAATAACTTATTGGGATAAAATTTATATTGACTAATTAAAATTAAAAAAAAATGTTAAGCACAAAAGACATCAAAACAGGAGGCGGTGGAACACCGAAGACTCTACAACCAGGAAATTTAAAAGTTAAAATTAATGCAGTAACACTAGAAGAATTTAAGTTTAAGCCAGGAGCTTTAAATCTTATACTTCATCTTGAAGGAGAAAATCAAGGAGATGATTTCGAAGGTTTTTGGATTAATAAAGATGATGAATCTTTAGGTCGTCACAAAGGACAAGTAGGAAAAGTAAGAGCAAGTGAATGGGCTTATGTAGATGGCGAAACTAAAAGTGGTATTAAGATTAATAGAGATACAGAGATTTTAAAATTTATAAAAAATCTTTGTAGTGAAATAGGAATGGATACTTGGTTAGATAGTCAAGATGGTAAACATAAAACAATTAATTCTTTAGTTGAAAAGTTTAACGATGATAAAGTATTTAAAGATAAATGGTTAAATATTTGTTTAGCTGCAAAAGAATATCTTAATAAAGAAGGATATACTTCTTATGATTTATTCTTACCAAAATATTCTAAGACTGGTGTTCCATTTGAATCTGCTATTAAACCACAAACCAAATTAATTAAGTTTAAAGAAGCTGATCACATTAGAAAAAAGAAAGAAGAAAATCTTCCTGACTTTGGATCAAATGATGATTCAACAGGTGGATTCAAACTATAATGTTTAATCAAATAAGCGGGGAGGCGAGAGTCTCCCCTTTTTATTTATGTTAAGAACCAAATCCCTCATATCAAAATTAACAGAAATACCAAGAGAATGGGTATTTGAATATTACTTAAAGCTAGATGAAAAATTAACTGGACAAGATGTAAAAATAGCATCAATATTTAATCCCGGAGAAAAGAATCCTTCGATGTTTATTTATTATGCAAGTTCAGCAGGTAGTTATAAGTTTAAAGATTTTTCCTCTCAGGATAAATCGGGTGATGCAATTAGATTAGTAGAATTAATTTTTAATCTAAAAGATCGTGGTGAAGCAGCACATAAAATAATAGAAGATTATAATAAATGGTCTTTAAATAATCAAGAAGATTATAATCTAAGAGAATTTAAAGTAAGAACTCGATATCAAGTAAAAGAATTTACCACTCGAGGATGGAACACTTTAGATAAAAACTATTGGATGAGTTATGGTATAGGATCAAAACTCTTAAAATTTTATGATGTTTCCGCATTAGAATCTTATAAGATGATTAAAGAAGAAGATGGTGAAACAAAAGAATTAAATATCAAAGGAAGTTTTATCTATGGATATTTTAGAAGTGATGGAACTTTATATAAAATCTATCAACCTAAAGTAAAAGATAGCAAGTTTATTAAGATAAAAGAATATATTCAGGGAACTGAACAACTAACTTATCAAACAGAATATCTTGTAATATGTAGTTCACTTAAAGATATGATGTCTCTTAGAGCTCTTGGATATAATAATGTAGAGTGTGTTGCACCAGATAGCGAGAATACTTTAATTGGAGAACAAGTTATTGAAGCTTATAAACATAAGTATAAAAATATTTGTACTCTTTTTGACAATGATGAAGCAGGTATAAAAGCTATGAATAAATATAAAGAAAAATACAACATCCCATTTCTTCATCTAGAGATAGAAAAAGATTTATCAGATGCTGTTAAAAAAATAGGTATAGAAGAAGTAAAAAATATAATAACTCCTATGCTAAGAGAGACACTAAACATTAAATAAAAATTATGAGTAAAATATATATTGGTATCGATATAGGGAAACATGGAGCTTTAGCTATCATGAGTGTAGATAAATCCATTACTTATTATCCAATGCCAAAAATAAAAGATGAAGTAGATTATGCTAGTCTAAGTCATCTATTAAAAGGATTCTCTAATATGGGAGCACATGTAGTATTTGAAAAGCTAGGAATAATCTTTGGCTCTAGCAAAACAACAGCTTTTTCTATGGGTCATCAAGCAGGTGCTATAGAAATGGGTTGTATTGCACATGGTATATCCTTTACAAAAGTAAGAGCAGTAGATTGGCAAAAACAAATGTTTCAAGGAGTAGAGACTATTAATAAAACTGGCAAGTCTAGTAAAGATACTAAAGCTATGGCTTTAATCGCAGTTAAAAGAATCTTTCCAGATTTAAAATTAACATTTGGAGATAGAGCTACTAAAGCTCACGATGGCTTGATCGATGCCGTGCTTCTTGCAGAATATGCTAGAAGAAATAATTTATAATATAATAATTATGGAAACAACAGAAAAAAAAGAAAAACTTAATGTAACAATCCCTTTAGATAGTGGATTTAGTCATATCTTATTTAACCTTGCAGCCCAAGGTTATTCACACTTATGTGTAATATATGATGGTTCTGGAGATAG